CTGCCTCAATTCCCTTTGCTGTCGGCAAAGCAATTAAAATTCTAGTCTTCTTTTGTTCCACTTCTGTTACTTCTCCTCTTATCTTCTTAGCATTTTTGGTCTGCTCTTCCCCATTGACTTTATAATCATTAAGAGAGTTTAAGTCATTGTAATTCACAAGAATCTTTTGGATACATCTAATCTCATCCTTTTCACATTTTTCAATCAAGGGATAAAACAGAGCGTTATCTCCTCCTGCTTTATAATACTCACCATTTTCATCTAAGAATTCATCTTCGTCTACTAAAGAAAAAACTGATTTCTCAAAAGTTCTAAGATGAGTATAGGGCATACCCCAGTTAAACAAATAAGAACGATAAGATTTTTCTTCATGAATCTTATTAGGATAAGGTTGAGCAATCAAATCAATATTATCAACAAGAGAATGACAACTTCCATAAGTAAACTTAGCACCATCTTTATATTCTCTGTTTAAGAAATTAAAAATATCAGCATCGTTTGTTAGCCAATCATCACCATCAAGAAGTGCTATAATATCATCTTCATCAGAATAGTAATTAATTGCTTCCACTTGATTTCGTAGAGCATACTTCTTTTCTATGTTGGTAATAAGCGTGAACTTACAATTGCCCTGTATCATATCTCTTATAATTTGATTTGTATTATCAGTAGACATATCATCAATGATATACATGTGATAATTTTCATACATCTGCGACATAACACTTGAAATACATTTCCCAATATAATTCTCAGCATTATAGACAGGAGTAATAATATTTATTCTTCTCTGATAAGAATTACTATCAAGCACATCGAAGATATCTTCTTTATTTAGAATCCTTCTATTGAAATTTTCTACCACTTGTCTATTAATCTTCCTAACTTTTTTCATTTCATCAATAGGAAAATTAAAACCAAGAGTCCTAAAAATATGCTGTTTCCACTGAAGCGCAACAGAATCCCAACCAATGAAAGATTTAAAAGCATTACACTTATACATCTTCTGTTGAAGAAGGTACTTATCTGCATACGCTTTTAATACCATATCTACAAACTTATCTACTTGCCCTTCATTCCTATTAATATCAAAATCAATCAGATACGAAGTGCCTTCAGCCGCAACTTCATCGAGAGCGCCAAATCTACACCCAAGCAGAGGAGTATTATAATTAATTGCTTCAAGGGTAGAGATACCATAAGTCTCAGGAAACTCAGCAGGATAAATCATAAAACTTGCTTTTGAAAGAATCTCTGCTATTTCATTCTGTTTAATAATTCCTGTAAATAAAATATTACTTTTACCATTATGTTTATCTTTCAAAGCAAAGAATTTATTCTCTTGTTCGTCTGGGCCTCCTGCATTTGCTCCTCTGTAGTAACCACCAATGACTATTAATTTAGCACTTGGAATATTCTTAATTATTCTAGGCCAAACTTTTTCAAGGAGATGAATCATTCCTTTTGAAACAGAAGAATTATAGACGAACAAGTCTTTATCTTTGTTTTCGACAATAACTTCTTCAATATAATTATGAACACCATTACGAGTTTCCCACATATGACGTTTCATTACTTCAAAGTATCTCTGCCTCCAATTATGCCCATTCCCAATATAATCAGTATGCCAATCAGAAAGTGTGAATATTTCATCAATTTGTTTATTAATTACAAGTTGCTCCATATGCTCATCACCTTGGCAAAATGTATCATGAAGCCAAAGGACTTTGAACTTTGCTTCTGTCAACGCCTTATTACCTGTCAAAAAAGGCACACAAGTACGAGAGCAAACTGCCATGTCGAAATTGGTATTTTTCTCAGATCTTTTGATGTCAAGATATTTAATCCCGTCAAAAACACCTTCTTGTTCACAGTTATTAAAAACTGTTACATCAAATCCTAGTGTGTGTAATTCCTTTGAAAGATAAATTACAGCAGACTCGCTTCCACCAAGACCTCTTTCTTTTAATGTATTACCATTGTATCTAAGACCAAGAGGATCAATGAATGCTATTTTAATCTTGCCATTGTCCTTTTTGATAGAGCCAATATACCACTTGAAGAACCCATTAGAATTAAGAACTTCAATATCATCACTAAGAGGTATCAAATCTCCAAGTTTAATTTCAGAAATATGCTCAAGAGCAGAACCTTCTGTTTCCCCAAATACAGTATCTTCTGTAGGGATAGTATAAAGAATTATACCATTGGGTTTTAGCCAAGTCTTTACTTTTTCAATTGCTTCAATAGGATTGGCAAGGTGTTCAATTATTTCACACATTAAAATTACATCAAAAGAGTTCTCTGAAATAACTACTTTTTCTACATCCCCTTGTGTCCACTTTAAGTGAGGGAATATTTCCTTGCCAACCCTAACACATTCCTCTCCTATTTCTAGGCAAGAAACGTTATTAAATCCTTGGTTATAAATATCGTTAGCAAAACCGCCTGTCCAAGAGCCAATATCTAAGATAGAGATATTTTTAGATAGATTTTTGATTCTGTCAATAACCCATTGCTTCCTTGGAAGAATATTTGATGTGTTAGTATCATCAATCCAAACTTGTTCTCTATCCTTTAAAATTTTCTTATATTTATCTACTGCTAATGCGTCTCTGTCCATTACTTTATCATAAATTCTATAAAGTTCATTCCCAATATCCATTTTTAACTCCTTTTATTCCTTTTAATCTTTAACCAATTTTAATAGCACTAATTTGTGTAGCGTTATTACCAGAACCATAGTTGGCTGTAGCTGCTTTCATTAAGTTCGTCGCAGCGCCTGCACTTGTAGTCGCTTGAATCTTAATAGTAGTCGTACTTGCTAGTGTAATAATTGTGGTCATAGATATATTTGCCCAGTTGTTTGCTACAGATGCTTGATAATTAGATGCAGATGCATAGTGGTTCGTACCATCTGAAATACGAGCAACGTGTGTGACAGCGGTGGTTGCGGTTCTTCCGATTGTCGCAAAGGCAGAAACAAGATATGTCCCAGCAGGAAGAGATATAGAAGGCCCATTATACCATGTGCCTGATACTGCGAGTTGCACATCTGCACCAAGTTTAGCATTATAGTTCGTATTCGTATTTGCTCCTGCTGAACCAGTGTATCCTACAACAGCAGTAGTAGAAGAACCTACAATATAATAATCGAAAGCAACACTTGCTGTTTCAGTTGCTGTACTTGTAATTACAAAAGAACCATTAGAACTTGTAACAGTCCAAGTACCAGCAGGAGTTCCAGTAGGAGACACTACAACTAAACTTGTAGATAAACAGTTTGCATCCGTAAAAGTTTGTGTAGTAGTTCCATTGTTAAAAGTGGAAGAACTGTTTTTATACCCAGAAGACCCTGTATAACCAGTTGAACCTGTATACCCTACACCCGCAGATCCGGTATATCCATTAGAACCAGTATACCCCATTTCTCCTTGGAAATCAATAATAGCATGATAATATTTAATTATTACTTTTGTTCCAGCGGGTATTCCTGCACTCATAGTAATAGTTACACCATCACCAGATTCTGTATATGCAGTAACTGGTTGCCTGACACCCCAGAGGAAAACTTCTGTAGTCTTGTTTCCATACGAATAAGTACTTTGAGTAACTGTAAAAACAGTCTGATTAGCAGTTGCTGTAAATTCTTCTTCGTAAATTGCATAAAGACCAGCACTAGAACCTGTGTACCCAATTAGTCCCTTTGAACCAGTATAACCAAGACTACCAGTATAACCAATTACCGTGCTTGCGGAACCAGTATAGCCTATTACAGTACTTGCTGAACCTGTGTACCCCAATGAACCAGTATAACCAAAAGAACCAGTATATCCAGTTGTTCCAGTATCACCTTTTGACCCTGTGTATCCTATAACTGTAGATGCAGATCCTGTGTAGCCCAATGATCCAGTATATCCTATTACTGTACTTGCAGAACCTGTATAACCAATAACTGTGGAAGCAGAACCAGTGTAACCTATAGATCCAGTATAACCAACTACAGTAGAAGCGCTTCCTGTGTATCCAATTACAGTGCTTGCCGATCCTGTATAGCCTTGAGAACCTGTAAATCCAACTCCTTGTGAGCCTGTATAACCAACAGAACCAGTATAACCTATGACAGTTGAAGCACTACCTGTATATCCTTGAGAGCCAGTGTAACCTGCTCCTGCTGAACCTGCATAGCCAGAACCAGTGTAACCAATGTCGCCTTTTGAGCCTGTGTATCCCACAACAGTAGACGCAGAACCTGTATATCCTACTCCTTGGCTTCCAGTGTAGCCAACAACTGTACTTGCGCTCCCTGTATACCCTTGAGAACCTGTATACCCAATTACAGTAGACGCACTTCCTGTGTACCCAACTCCTTGTGAACCTGTATAACCAATAACCGTTGAAGCACTTCCTGTGTAACCTTGAGAACCAGTATAGCCCAATGAACCACTATAACCAACTACAGTGGAAGCGGAACCAGTGAATCCTGTTGAGCCTGTATAACCAATTACAGTACTAGCAGATCCTGTGAAGCCTGTAGAGCCTGTATAGCCAATGACTGTTGAGGCTGAACCAGTGTAACCCTGAGAACCTGTGTGCCCAATGACTGTAGACGCACTACCAGTGTATCCTAAATTGCCTTGGTCACCTTTTGAACCTGTGAAACCAGTAGTACCAATATTGCCTTGTGAACCAGTATAACCTATACCAGTATCTCCTTTAGAACCAACATAACCAGTTCCACCTTGAATACCTTGAGAACCAGTATAACCAATTCCTTGCGAACCTGTATAACCAAGAGAACCAGTGTAGCCAATCACATCAGAAGCAGAACCTGTATAGCCTATAGCCCCTTGTTGTCCTATATCTCCCTTAGAACCTGTATAACCATCTGGCCCTCTACTACCAGTATAACCTTGCACTCCAGTTGCTGTATCTGGTGCTTTATTTTTAGCAATAGTAACGTAAGCATTTGCCAAATCCCCAGAAGGACTAAACAGATAAACTTCATCACCATTTGCCAAGGTTGCGCCAGTTCTATTTTTTTTAACTATTGTATTAACATCATCGCCGGGAAGTTTAACTGAAATTAGATTGCCGTTAATTCCTGTAACTGTAGCAACCCAAGATTTAACTAATCCACTTTTGGAATTTTCACGTTGGATGATAGTTTTAGTTTTCTGCTCAATTATATCGTCTAAAAATTTGGCAAAAGACTTATCATTAAATTCCAAGTATCTTACCTCCTTTCTTGGTTTCTAATTAACCACTATATGTAGTGGTATATTGTGTTTAATACCACTACATATAGTGTAAAGAAGTCTGTAAAATTGGGGTTTTATTATGGAGCAGTTACTCCTATGATTTCATTCGCTTGTTCTTGAGTGATGTAGCCTTTTGTAACCGCCATTTCAATCTGTGCTTCAGTCAGTTTTCCTGCGTCATACAACACTTTCAATCTTGTAAACATTTCACACCCCCAGTGACGCAATAATGAGTGCGTCAACGATTGATTCAAGCTGTGCAATTCTGTCATTGTCTGCGCTTCTATAGGCAGGGTTCTTGCTGAATGCACCATCAATGTACATATGTGTTCCAGCGCAGACATCCGGTGGAACTTCTGCGACATCAACAAGAAGCATCTGCGGAAACAACTCTGTGTCGTACTTTGGGTACAGTGAACCATCACAAGAAAACACATCACCTTTATCTTCAGCAACATGAAAAATACCTTTTATAACACCAAAATTTTCAATTAACAGTTTCATTCTGTTACTCCTTTCCATCCAATGGGATTTAATTCTAAACACTTAATTTTAACACCAGAAGCTAACGGTTGGTCTTCCATTGCTTGAAGAGTTGAGTCACACAAAAAATTGAAAGCCAGTACGTTGTAGTGAAAAGCATAAGGATAATTAGATTTCGTAGCTTTGTATATGCGACCAGTTCCTTCAGAAACGAACTTCCGTCCAGCCGCAGAGTTGTATACAAACACGTTTGAAGAAATAGCACGACTTGCGGGAAACAATTGATTGTAAGATTCCGATAGAAACCTTGACCCGTTTCTTGCATCAACAGACGCAACACTAAGTGTATTTGCATAGTAAGAATAGAACTCGTCCAAAAATAGTGTTTCGTTTGAATCGCCTCTAAGAACTATGCCCCTTGAACTGAAAGGCGGGTTTTCTTTTCCGGGTTCGTTGGGTGGTGTTGTGTGGGCACCATTATCAGAAACCACAGTAATTGAAGATGCTCCTACACGCACCACTTGTGAAGTGGTGGCACAGGCAACAACACAATCTTCATATCCTGTTTGCAAAATCGGTTTCGGTGCAAAACTTGCTGTCACTATAATAGAACCAAAAGACAGTGAAAGACCGTTGACAGTTAATTTTCTTGTGTACCAAGTGGACCCTTGATACCACACCAACACTAAAGTTTTATCTTTCAAAACACAGTATCTCAACATCTGTGCTTGTGCCGCACCGTCGTTGAATATATATTGTGACCCAACTGAAAAAGTGTTGGTGCCTACATTATATTTCACTACTTTCAAATAACTACTTGGGTTTCTTTCATCTGATAATAAGAACGTATCTGTGTCTATTTCTTCAAATGCACTTTCTCCTTCTCTGCTCACAAGCATACTAAACAATGTTTGAGAACAAAGGATTGACACTACTAAAGCGGAAGACACATTGATAGATACAGCCGCTTCTTGCGCACCGTATGTAGACCACGCAACTGAAGAATTATAAAACACTACAAATACACCGCTTTTTGAAGTCTTGCGAAGTGTAAGTCCTGCACTTTGATGTGTTTGACACCCTGCAACCAGAACACCAGCGGTTTTCGGTGTGAATGTATACCCATCAAAAGTAAACACTTTATATTCAAGGTCAAATCTGGATTGTGCATAGTTGAATATCATGGACACGCTTAAAATAGTATCAACACCATCTACTGTATTAAGCACAGCCGCATCTACTGCTTCAGTAATTGCAGTACCGGAATAAGATTGGGCAACATTGTAAATACCCAGATATGAAACCTTCCCAATTGAACGTGAATAACCTCTTTCTCCCCCGTATGGGGTTGTAGTAGTTGCTTCTTTATTTAAAGATGCTCTCAACATATCCCCTTTTTTCACAGGACCATACACTGGCAACTGCACAATCTTGGGATTGATAAGTGAAGCACCGCCGCCATCAGGCACTGGCAATGGAAACCCATTGTCAAAACTACCCATTAGAAATCACCCCCATGAACTACAACTACAACCCCTGCCGCTATTGTAGTTCCAACCGTACAGTTAATTTTATACCCTGCTGGCAAATGAGGAATTGGAACAGCCACAGCTAATGCCTTGGCAATTGTAATATCATTATCAACAAGAGCAGAAGTTTCGCTTAAAGTGGTTGCCGCAATTGTTACCTCATGAATTAATGTATTATTTGTAGGCGTTGCATTTGTTGAGCCGTTATTGATAAAAAATCTAAGAACTGTGGCCACGTTTGTCCCTAGCGCTCTTACTTTAATTTGATCAATTCTTGATCCATTTGCTCCAGCCGTAAATGCTGTAAATACAGTCCCCGAGCCATCTTTTGCAGTATTAGCCGTTTGTATGTTTCCACTCCAAGAACATCTAGGAGTTAATGGGAAAATTGGCGTTGTATTAGCTGGCATTATAAAGTACCTCCTACATTATTATAAAGATATAAAGTTGACCCTGTTGGTACAGGGATTGCAGAAATTTCTCCATCCACATAAGTTACATCTGCTTTCGCATTAACATCAGCCGCAACTAATAAATAAGTACTTAATACATCTTTAAGTACATTCAGCATCCCTTGTTCACCAGTATTGGCATAAGCACCAGAACTATATGTAGCAGTCAGATAAGTAGTTCCAGAAGTAAGGGAGGTAAAACTAATATTACCTATTTGAGTTCTTGGTTTTAGTTTATATAAGCGTTCATATTCTGTCATTTCTGAGGTCAAATTTGAGGAACTCCCACTTGCATTAGGGAGATCATATTTAGTAGCCAAAACTTATTACCTCCTTTTACGAGATTGGTAAACTTAAGGCTTCTGATAGTATTTCTTCAATCCTATCAAAGTCATAATACCAGATTTCTAATAGTTGCATGTTATTCTGTACCGCATAGGTGCGCTTACGAGAATCGTGTTCTTGCTGACGAGGAAGGTTCTGTTTCATATAGTAATTGCCATTACCATCATGTCTTTGTCCTTGATATTCTATAAGAAGATTAAAATCAGGCAAATAGAAATCATAAGATAAGTAACCATTGTTTATTCCTTTTAAACTATCAAATCTTTTTTGTTCTATAAAGTTTATTTTATTTTCTTCTAGAAAAACTTTAAGTTTATTTTCTCCTTTTGAAACGTGACATTTTGGACACCCGCTTTTTAATCCATTTCTATTTGTTATAGCCGCGTCCCAATTATGGTTACATTTTTTACAAATCCACCAAACTTTTTTAGAAGAACGAGGAGTATAATCTTTTGGACTCAACTTGTTTTTTATATAGTCCCATTCTTCACTAAGAGATGGATTGTCTACAGCTAAATTATTTGTCTCACTTGGAATACATCCTAAACAATACGGGCATTTACTTTTTTCTTTTATTCTCCGCACAACGTCCGCAACCCATTCATGTCCTTGTTCGCAACACCAAATAGATCGGCTCATGCTTATTTGATTAATATCAAGAGGAGAAGTCCCAATGTTTTTGTCGCTCCATTGTTTTAGTAATTCTGGATACATATCATAAAAAGAATCAATTTCTTGAATTTTATTTCTTTTACAAACTGGACAGAAAACTCTTTTCCCATTTTTAATAGTAATCCAATTAGATAAAAATTGATGTCCACATGTTTTACATTCCCATAATAAGTTACTCTCTGCTGATATATAACTTTCTGAAACTAACATAAAATTTTTATTATTTTTTTCTAACCATAATTTTATATTATGGATAGAATTTGGATTATGTTGATCAACTATACTATGAGAATAATTCATATTAATCTCATAAAATTTTAAAGAAAACAAATAACCTTCCTTATCAATAATGGTTATTTTAGGTTTGAATTCATAATAATTATTTGTAAGAATAAAGTTATTGTCTTCTGCTTTTCTTTTAATTTCTTCAAAAGAATATCCTATTCTTCCTCTCCCCATATCTTCTCCTTTAAATGAAATCGACATCTTGTGCTAAAACGGCATTGAATGTCATTTGCCCACTAGTTTGCAAGGGAAGTGTAAAACTATTTATTAGAAACCTTGCATTATCAAGATTCATAGAAGCGTCTGTAAGGGTTATGATCTGATCTACATCCGCATGAAATATGGGCACAGATGTTATATCAATTGAAGATTGTAAGCAGACAACTCGTTTTAATTCATAAGAGGCTCTAATATCGCTTAATTCTTGGGTATATATATTGGGGTCTTCAATAACTTTAACCCTTTCAAATCCCATATTAGGAATTGATACAGGACTTAATAAATTGAGATAATCTAATTTTGAATCAAATATGTTTCCATTTATGTTATCACCAACTACTAAGACACTGTTGTACAAATTTGAAAAAGAATACTCTTGGCTCGCTCCCATATAGAGAAAATCTTCATCTGTGAAATCAAACAAAGAAGGCTTAGTATTATCCAATTCATCTACTGCAAATACCAATTGACCATCAGTATTATAATAAACGTTAGCAGAAACCATCGAAGCCAACTGTATGAGAACCTCACTTAAACTTCCCCCCATTGCTATCTCAATAGTATAAGGAGTTACATTAGTAGTTAAAGTAGCATCTAAAATAGGTGCTTTCTTATCTCCAACTAAATCCAATACTGCTTGTACAGCAGTAAGAATATTAGTCCCTACTGGTACAATATACGTTCCATCAGTTTCTCCACCAAGAGTACCATCAATTACACAGAACTTGTCAGAACCTCTAATTGTAACTGTCTTGCTACTAAAGTTAGAAATTACTCTTGGATTCTCTAAGCAGAATACTCCTTGAGATGTCCAGTAAATATCTTCTTCTCCAATGTCTTGTAGCGCTACA